GAGAACAGAATAATTTTTAGCTGTTGCTTCTGGAATGCACGTTATTGAGAGCGTTGCCGTTAAGGCAATAGCCGCCCCTAAACCTATCTTTCGCTCTTGCGAGCTACCCGCCTCAGCGGCTCGCTTCATGCGAAGAGATAGTAGCGCGCGTGTCAAGTAGGGAGCGTAATCTTGGGAGTGTCCCACAGCTTTACTAACACTGTGGATAAGTCCTGTGGATAACTTCATGGCTTACCGCCCCAGCCGTTACCCTTAAATACCACTCCACCTAACGAGTAAACCCGCTTCATGGGAATAGTGCAATTATCGCAGTAAGGATCTCTGGCCAGTGTGTCCTCGATTGGACGCTGAACTTCTAGCTCTTTAAAGCAGACTTCGCACCTAAACTCATAGGTCGCCATTAGCTTCTCCGATCATCGCTACCGTCATAGTAGAACAGACGGAACACTGGATCGTCTTAACATTAGGCGGAAGATTATCCGTAATTATTCGGACGAGTTGCTTAGTGTCTTTTTTGCAGACTCGGCACTTAAAGAGTAGCTGTTCCATAGTTAGATCCTTTTAGATTCTCGATGGGCTGTAAGTTTTGCTGTGTTACCCACCATGTCGGCTGCTTAGAGTTTCGGTACTTGGGCCGCTTGGCCATGGCTACAGGTATCCAACCCGCCAGCCTGTAATTAGGCGATGTTCCAGTGACTAGAACTGCGACGTCGGTGTTTCGATCATTCTCGTAGACTATGAGCTGACCGCTGTCGTATCGCGTCCACTTCACTTCGATAAAGCTTCCGACGTCGGCTGTCTCCTTAAACTTAGAAGCTCTAGGATCGAAGCTTATAAAGCCTAAGAACCTAGCCACTAAGATCTCTGCGACGATTGACTCGGCTACCTGAGCGACGTATTCGTGAAAGTTTAGCCTTTTGTCGTAGCGACTTTTATCGTCTGAATGTCCGTAGACCTGCGCTATTCGTTCAAGTGCGACAGTGTGAGCTAGAACTTTATCCTCGATGGTAGGAGTAGCTTTTATCGACATAATCCACAGAGCCAAATTAACTTCTCGCCGCCCTGTCCTCTCGTATAACCGAAAGCGTCTAGCTTCTTGACCTTCGCGCAGCTATCGCACTGTTCGACTTTATACTCGGCTATAACTTCGCCATTCTGTAGAAGCTTGGCTGTCATGGATTGAGGATAGATGATCTCGATGATGTCGCTCATACTTGCGGACTCCATTTTCCAGAAGAAGTTAAGACGTACCAGAGCGGCGCGCACTGTGTCGCCTTGGTCTTCTCGACACAGAACCACCCGCCCCAAGCCTTACCAGTCTTAGCTTCTCCAGTCTTGAAGATTCGATGTCCATGGCTGCACTGTGGAGCTTCTGGAAGTAACTCTCCGCCCAGCTGCTTAGCGATCTCGTCCATCGATGAGCCAAGGCTGGGAATGCCGCTCTGTTCTGCTTCTTCTGCCGTCTTATAGCTCGGCACTTCGCCGAACTTCTTTGTCCAAGGGTCGTAATCGTCCGCCGTTGAGTTTGCTACCTTGGCGCTGACTGTCTCGACCTTCTCCATGTCCTGACGAGTCGGACGCTTGTCCGCTCCCAGTAGTAATCCGATCGCTCTACCGATCGCCGATGTAACAGTGTCTTCGACGAAGAACTTCTTCATGTTGACGTTATAAGTGGCCACGTTACCGAATGCGTAATCTGTAGCCGATGGATTCAGATCCTCGTACTCGCGAAAGATCTGGGCTTGGATAAGGACGTAACCCTTCTCGGCGTTAAAGTCCACGATGTTAGTCTGGACTCTAGCTGTAGGGTGAGTAATCCATAGGCGGGCAATTCTGGCCGCTACGTCTTCGTAATTGTCTAAGAAGCTCATTAGCGCACGTCCTTAGCTGCGTGGCGTGATACAGCTCGACCGCGCTTAAAGCCTTCTCGCTGGCCTTCTTTATAACCGACCGAATAGCTCATAGCTGCCCATAAGATCCCAGCTATTAGCATCATTACGATAATCGATAATTCGTTCATTACTTGCTCCCGATACTGGCAGCGACGTTCGCGCTCCCTATGTAAAGAGTGAAGCAAGAACGCGCCTAGGTCAAGATTCCCGCTTATCTATCGGCGTGTCGATTGGTGTTTTCGGCTTGGACTTTAATCCGTTACCCGCAAGAACTCCGCCGAGCGATCCAGTTAAGAAGATAGCCAGGGTCTTTAATAAGTCTATGAATGCTGCGTCGTTCGGAGCTTGATTACCGATGGGCTGAGTAACGAAGATAAGAGCGTAAGTAATTCCCAGCGTTACGATTAAGAAAACCGCCGCTAAAGTCGATCCAATTATGAGAATGAGTGTCGCGTGGACTTCTTCTGGGCTACGGCGTCGGGCTGGCCTCTGGAGCTTCTTCTCCAAGGACGTCGCTAGTGCATGTTCCAGTAGGGATACACTGCGGCTCTTGGCATTCTGGCTTCTGCCAGTTTTCGTATTCTTGGCACTCATAGCGAACCCAACCCTGATAACCACAAGCGGAAAGCCCAGCCGAAAGGACTAAGGCCAGACTTCCCGCAAGTAGTTTCCGAGTCACTTCCCCGATAACCCGAAAGCTAGATCTTTAGGATTTAGCCAGCGTAGGATTACAGGCAGAACGGCGGCAAGGCCCGCCATGCCGATCGCCTTCGGATCTGTAACTCCTGCCATGTAGACAGCAATAGAAGCAGCTAAGAAGCTGCGCGCCCAGCTTGCGAATAATGCTTTAGCTTGAATCATTTTTTCTCCTTTTTTTTAGACTTCTTTGTCTCTTCCTCAGGTAATTCCACTTCTGGATAAGGACCTGCATAAGCGACGAACTTCGGCCGACCGAAGCCGACGATCTCTTTACCGATAGTTCTCCGCTTAATCATTACCATGCCGCCGTTACGTTGATCGCCCCCGCCAGAAGTATTACCTTCGATCGTTAGCACTGTGTTCGTTCCGACCTTTACCACGATTCCGATGTGGCTAATACGATCTATCCCATCATGCGGAAAGTCCATGAATGCAAGATCTCCCAGTAATGCCTTATCGTTATGGAAGCGACTTACTTCTTTAAGTTTGTGCGCCCCCATGGCTGTAGATACCATCGACGGAAGCTTTACGCCAGCTTCGTTAAAACACCAATTCACGAAAGATCCGCACCATGGAAGACCGTCGGCCTTGGTGAACTTTCCGAACTTAGTAATGTTCTCTGGCTCTTCAACGTAGCCGACTTCCGTTAAGGCTACTTCGATAACCTTGGCAGCTGTTCCGATTGGATAAGTCATGATAGAAGTAACTTCGCTTCGTTTTCTGAGATTCCCAGCTTAGATAGAAGGGCAATTTTTTCAGCAGCTTTTAATTCTTCCGCTTGTTGGCGTAATGTTTCTGCTGTTTGATCTGCCTGAAACTGTGCTAATTCTTCGGCGTTCATTTCGCGCTCTGTAATTTCGCCTGTTGCTACATTGTGAATTGTTATAGTTGTCATTATTTAACTCCGTAAAGAATGTAAGTACCGCCTGAGAAATTATCTGCGTTTAATTTAAGTGTGATGCTTGTTATAGCATTAGAATTAGTCCAGTAGCCAGTCTGTAAAGCGACATTATTCTCGGGCGTACTCGTTACGGAATTACTAACAGTTACTACCGATTTAGCGTGAGTTGCATCCGCATAATCGTAAATGTAAAAAGAACTAAAAGCATTTCCATTAGAGGCGGCCTGATTTGTGCCTGTTCTAATTTCAGATAATAATGCGCCAGCTTCCGAGAAATAATTACTACCGGTGTCTGAATTAAATTGGATCGCCGTCTGGCGATTATTGACGCTTGGATACCAGTCTCTAACAATTAAGACTAAATCTTTATAAGAACTACTAATCGACGAAAGTGTGACTCCTGCACCTGAAAGAGAACCACTCGCGATCGAAGTCATGCCGCCAGCGGCGGGCGTTGCCCATACGAAATCCATGTCTGTGGCAGAGTTTTTAGTCAACGCCTGACCAGTTGTTCCGCCTTTAAGATCTACTAATGACGCGTCGATAGCGTCTCCCAACGTCTCGATTGCCGTCGCGCCGTCTTTTACTAAATCGGTCGAAGTGGGAACACTCCAGCCGAAATTAGGCGTCGTAGTTGCCATTATCTATCTCCTTTATGCGATTACTGTCGCGTCTAACCATGTAAGTGTAGGGCTAACGGTATTCCATCTCTCGGAAGCTGGGACGTTATTCCAGCGGAACGCGTCGAGAGAATAAGCTACTGGCGTGATGTAAAGAGTTAAGGCCAGAGAGTTATAGCCAGCCTCAAAAACCCACCCTTCTACAAAACCTTGATAATTTGATCCCATGTTTATAGGTAGGTCGACGATGTTAACTGGCATTCCCATAAACACGCCTATAAGGTCGTCGCGATCATCGTCTGCCACGCTAGGACTTCCAAGCTGATAAGTAATCGCATTCACATTAGCGCGCGGGTAAGCTCGTAAAGCTAGATAAAAGGCAGCCTGAGCAGTAGCGTCCGCGCCATTCTCTAAAGTTGTGAGAATGTTCTGGGCTAGTGAGCCATAGATAGCTATAGAATCTGGATCTAAATCATTAACGACTTGATCGTTTTTATAAGTAATCGTAATAGCATTACGAACGTCGCCGCCTCTGATTGCCGTCTCAATGCCGCTGGCTAAAGCTTCCCCAGCTGAAAGCTCTACATAGCCGTTCGTCGAAAGATAGATAGACCTATGAGTCGAATCGGCGTAACCTATGCGACCCTGACTATCTTCATAAATGTAGCCAAGGCCCGAAATAGCCAGTCCAGAGATAAGAGAATAAGCGTCGATAACTTCCGAAGTTCGCGCTGTTAGTTCGTAGTTACCCGCGTCGATCTCTCCTACACCGCTATTCTCGGCCGTCGACCATGTCGTCGTCGGATTATAAGCTGCCCAAGTTAAAGCCGCTGGCACTTCGTTCCAAGATCCGTAAAGTGCCCCTTCTAGAATGCTGGCGATCTGGATTCCGTCTAAGTCTTTAGCTAAGACGCCTTCTGTAAGAATCTTGGGCAGTCGAGATAAAGCTCCAAGAGCTGTAATAGTGACAGTCTGGGAGTAGCCGTTAGATCCCGCCGAAGCAATTCCCACGATGACGTCTGTAACACTTCCGCCGAAGATAGCTACTGGAGTGGATGTTGAGTTTTCGACAAAGATGGTTATCGAAGAGTTAACGTTAAATAGAATAACGGAGCCGTCTAAGTTAATGAGCTGGACATTACAGTAACCCGCTACCGCTTGGGTGTAAATGTCTGTGCGGCCAGACTGGATTGAAAGGTTAGCTAGCGTTACGTTTTTGTATTCTACGCCGTCGATCTGGACTGACCAGACTGGAACCCATTGGCTCATTAGTTAAAGACCAGTCTATTCGCTCCCAGTGCGCCTCGCGCGTTAGAACGATTAAGAATGTTAATAATAGTTCGGGCCGTACCTTCTGCGTCTAGTGCGCCGTTTACCGTTAAGTTAATAACCGTACCGCCGCCGCCTAGAGAATGATTTGGAATAATGTTGCCAGAGCCGCTTGGCATAAATAGCTCTGGCCCGCGTTCTCCCACTAAGTAAGACTTACCCGCGCTTACTGGCCCGCCCGTAGCTTTACCGCCGCCGAAGATTCCGTCGATGACGTTGCCGATACCACTTACTAACGAGTTATTTTTAACGAAATTAACGAACGTGACGATCGCATTATAGGCGTCGGTAATGAATGCGGCTAATTGGGAGAAGCCGTTAATTAAGACCGTTACGACAGTGGCTACAGCTTCTAAAGCGAACTTTAGGGTAGTTCCAAAGATCGGAGCCAAATAAGTCTTAGCGAACTCCCAGATGGCTTTTAGAAGTGTAAAGAATGGCTTCAATTCGTCTGAGTTTTCCGACACTGACTTTTTAATAATCTCAAAAGCATTAAACAGTCCTTCGATCGCTGGCCCTACAATTTCAAGAATGGCTGGGATAAACTCATCGACCAAGAACGACCAGTAAGCCGTAAAAGCTGGAATAAGATCTTCTTGAATAAAAGTCGTTATAGCTGCGAACTGTGGTCCAAGCTTTTCCCCTAGAGTCGAAGCGAAGTTAGACACTGCGGGAATGACGTTATTAACGAGTCCAGAGACTAACGGCGTTATAGCTGTAAGAATGTAAGAGCCGACGGTCTCTTTTGCTTCGCTAAAAGCTACGTTAAGACGCGCCATCTTTCCCGCGAATGTGTCGGCTTGCGTTGACGCTTGGCCCTCGAAAGTTCCAGCAAGCTTCGCCGTTACTTCGTCGAATGACATAGTCTTTAATTCTGCGGCACTAATTCCCACGCCTAACTTACCGAGCGCGGCTGTGTTGCCGTCGTAGCCCTTGGCCAGTGCATTCGTTACGGCTTCTAGAGACTTACCGCTTCCCGCCGCGATGTCGATCGCTAAGTTCTGAAGCTTCTGGGCTTCTTCCACGTCTTTAGTAGAACGAACGAGTCGATCTAGTGACGGACGAAGCTCATCGTCTGTGAGTCCTGTAAGAAGTGAGAGCTTAGTTATCTGAGATTCGACAGCTGCGATCTGGGCGTTAGTCGCTCCAGTTACGTTCTGTAACGATGTCGCTAGCTTTAGCTGAGCGGCTTCGTCTTCGATCGCAGCCTTAACTCCATCTATTAGAAGCTTTCCAGCATAAGCAGCCGCAGCCGCGCCAGCAATAGCGAACGCCGCTCCCGCCTTCTTACCGAAGTCCGCGACTCTGCTTCCGAAGCCTTCTACTTCATCGGTAGCACCCTTAACGCCTCTTTTAAGTTCGTCGAAATCCGCGTCGAACGTTATTTTTACTTTTGGAATGCCAGCCATTAGTTAAGACCTACTCTCTTAATTACAGATTGAATAAGATCTATGTATTCTCTGGCTACTATCGGCGTGTAATAATCAACAGCTGGAGCGATCCAGTAGCCGCGACGATTCCGCGGAGCCTTAAATCTATTAGTGTAAGCGCGACCGAGCGCGTCCGTACCCTGACCGCTTCCGTACTCTGTTCCCCATAGAAGCGCACCCGCTGGAGCTGCATTCTGGCGAACTCTAGAACCGCTTCCGCTTCTACTAGCTTCTCCGCCGTACTTACGACCGACCTTCTTAGGGCCGCCGATGTCTACGCGAATAAGTCGATCTCTTTTAGCTGCGATCGTCTGGGCTACGAGCTTAGTCTGTGGAGCTGGCGCACTCTGCGAGAACTGCAATAATTGACCAGCTAGACGCTGAGATAAAGGTAAAGCCGCGTCGCGAATCTCGTTCTGTGTTTCTTTATCGAGAAGATTAAGAGTCTGGATTAAGTTTCTAAGCGCGGCTGGCTCGACCTCTATCGAGTAGACGCCTCTTCTACCTGCCATTTCTTTTCTCCAGAATCTCGATCGCTGTAAGTATCTGCTCCGCTGTCTGCCACTCGCTCATCGGGATCTGTGTCGCGATGGCTAGTTCGACGATGAGCCGATTTAAGCTTCCAGCGGGATAGCTTTTGGGTTTGCAGAACTGGCCTTAACTTCCGCTACCGTCTCGATCCAGACCTCGTAAGGCTTAATAGGAGTTCCCGCAGCTTCGCGCTTCATGGCGTTATAGCCAAGAAAGAGAAGATCGTTCACTCCGATAGATTCGGCTTGCTGGATAGTCTTTCCAGTTTTACTCTCCCACTTCGACCACTCGGGAGAAGCCGCGACGTAAGTAGCGGCCTCTCCTGAGAAGTATTCGACTTCTATGTTTAGTTTCATGTTCGCTCCCGATTCTAATTCTTAACTGAATGTCTCTGTAGGTGTTCCTACGACTGTAAAGCTCATGCTAACAGTTTGAGCGTCTGGCGATGATCCGCCCACGCTTGGAAAGATTGGCAGAACGTTGAACGCGAAGACTGCGCCTGTTACAGCTGTTAGCGATACCGCTAGAGTCGTGTTAGGTGCTGACTCTGCTGCTGACCATAGAGCTTCGCAGAGTGAATCCGCTGCGCCCCAGTCTGCAAGCATTTCGACGTCGAACGTCCACTGTGAGTCGATCGACTTGTAAGCCTTCGAGTAAAGTGTGTCGTAAGTTTCGATAGTGACGTCGGCTGAAAGTGTTGCACTTGTCGCCTGTTCGTCGTAGTTCTTGGTAGCGATCGTCATAGCGAGATCGCGTCCAGTAATGACGGTCGTAGCCATTTTTTCTCCTTAGTTTGTTTGGGTGTAATAAGTCGACAGCTGAATCTCGCAAGCGAGAATCTCTGACGCGCCTATGTTTAACGGAATCGGATTCGATACGTCTCCGACTTCATACCCTGACGGAATAGCCGCCAGAATGCTAATTACAAGCTTCTCGATGTTATCGAGCGCGCTTTGATTATCGTAGATCGCTACGCCAACAGTCATAACTAAATTAATCTTTAGCTTGACGTTCGACTTACCTAATAACGTGGGCTGTAGGTAAGGCGTGTTCGGGACGATTGCAGCGAACGGAACGATGGGCGACTCTGGGACTGAGTCGTAAGTGTTAGCCGCTACTCCTGCGATGGCTGTCTTTAGTGGAGTACGGACGCTAGTTAAGATCGAACTGGCTGGCATTATTGAACCATCGTGTCGACGTCGATGTAATTACCAAGAAGACCGATTACACGATTTAGCAAGCTTCGGCCCATTCGATAAGGAGAGCTAGCGAAGTCGACGCCTTCGATCTGACCGCCCGCAGCTGTGCGAGACTGAAAGACTTCGATGGATACCGCGTAGATCGCGGACTCGATGGAAGCGTTACCGACGTAAAGAGTCGCAGCTGAATAACCGCTAAGAGTTGCTGTTCCGTTCGGAATGATCTGGCGACTTGTTACGTCTGCGCTCGTAAGAGCTGCGGAGAACGAACTGTCTGTAACTTCTGTAACTGTGTGAGTAGCTGTGAATGGAGCTGGAAGACCAGTTACGACGATCGACTGACCGACGACGAAAGTGTGAACGCGTCGAGTGTAGAACGTCGCGACATTCGTCTCTAACTTGTATTCGACAATAGCCGTCGAGTTCTGAATAAGTAGCGGAAGAATCGCCTGTTCTGCTGTGTCGATAATGTCGTTTAAGTAATTATCGTCGTAGAGAGAAGAGCTAACGCCTAGGACGGACCGCAGCTGTGAAGCTGTAATAATGGCTGGCATTAGCTCTTCCCTTCTACTACTCGGCTAGCTCGGGAGCGAACTAGCCGATGTTTACTATGTGGCGATTAAGCCTTGTTATTCTTGAATGCGCCAGCTGCGATCTTTGTAGCTAGTGCGCCGTAACCGTAGTAACCGACTGTGATCTGGCCAGTGTTGATTACGTCCGCGCGTAGGCGGAAAGTAGGTCCCTCGTACCATGTGTAAGCGTCTGGGTTAACGACTAGAAGAGTTCCATCGCCATCGCCCGCATTAGTTGGGTCTACGAATAGATCCAAGCCCGCGACGTTACCGACTAGAGAATCTGGACGAACTACGCCGCCAGCGTTCTGCGGCTGTGAAGCGTTATAGATTGGGCGTCCGTTATCGTTAAGAGTCATTAGGTTAGCCCACTGACCAGTTGAAGCGATTAGAGACTTAGCGAATGGACGTGGAAGTCCTGCTGTAGCTGCGTAAACAGAAGCAGCTCCGCGAGATACGACTCCGAGAAGTTCCGCAGCTGTTGGATAAGTAGCTGTAGTAGTTCCGTCTAGTGTCGCTCCTGAGATTAGAAGACCGTTAACGTAAGCATTCTCGGCCTTGGCCTTAGCTGCTGCCATGTTACGGATTAGTTCATCGAAGAACGCTGGAGAAGTACGATCTAGCAATTCGACAGAGAATGTCTGTTGTCCTGCGAACTTCTTAACGTCTACAGTGATGAAAGCTGCGTTCTGATCTGTGTCGCTTGGGTTTCCATCTTCGGCTGTTACTGCCACTGTTGGAGCTTGTGTGATCTTAGGAATCTCGAAAGTCATTCCAGCGTCTGGAAGTGTTCCGCGAGAAATCGCGTCGATAGATGGACGGATAGCTGTAGATAATCCGTTAACTACTTCTGCCATCTGACGAGTAGGTACTAGACCCGCGTTATCTGTGGTGTTATCGGCTGCGAGAACGTACTGGCGAGCTTGATCGTCGCCCATCGCTGCGCGAATGGTGTTCTCGACATACTTGGCAGCTGTGAACTCCAAGCGTGGCTTAGTGAATGATCCGCCTACGATTGGCTTCGCTGCGGCTGTTGTTGACTGAGCAGCTTCGACCGTCTCGACGGTTTCCGCGTTTGTGACGGTGTTGTCCACTTCGTCTCCTTCTGTTGTTGGTGTTACTTCCTCTTCCACTGTGGAATCGGAAAGTTCTTCGGCGACTTCTTCGCCTTCTGTTGCAGCTACTTCGTTAACGCGAGCCGAGCGGACTGCTGGCTCTGTTACAAGTGCGACGCCAGTTAATTCTCCAGCGAGAACGCGCATAGTGCCGTCCTTCTGCATAATGTAATCGTCTACAGCTAACTCGATAGAGAATCCATCGCGAAGTCCGTCCATCGCTTCGGTAAGCGCGTCCGTTCCCGCTGTAGTGTTTGTAATCTTAAAGACTGCGTCGATTGAATCTTCGTTTAATGTCATGTCCATAGTTTTACCAATTGGACGAGTGCGATCGTGTTCCAAGTTTAACTTTACGCTAGCTGGAGCGATTGAACCTTTAGCGAAGACGACCTTCCCAGTAGAAGCGTTAGCTTCTTCCTCGAATGCAACGATCCGCCCGCTAATAGTGCGAGAGTTAGAATCTGCCGCTGTTATGTTCATTGGTGTAGTTATTTTCATAGAAGTAGATCCTCTTCTTCTCTTATTTCGTCGATCGACATAGCACCGATTCGATTAAGTATTTCGTACACTTGCGCGCGTTCCATTGGATTACCGCGTAAGAAGTCATCTAGATCGAACTTAACATCTTGTCCTAGTGGAGTGAAATCACTAAGGCTCATTCGCTGCTCGATAGCTGTCATAAGTGGGCGCAGAGAATAATCCACTAAAGAACGACGCTCACTAACTGCATTCGAGTAAGTAAAGCTGTTCGGCTCTGCACTTGCGAAGTAAGCTGGAAGACCGGCCGCGCGACACAATTCGAGAGCCAAGTATCCGCGCGCTTCGTTGAGCTGTAAGTTTTTAGGATCGTAACCGACAGTCTCGATCGATACGTCACCGTTTAAGAATGTAACAGCCTTCGATGTGCGATTCTTAAATGCTGCAATTAACGCAGCTACGCGATCTTTTGGAAGTGCTACGCCAGAGTTTTTTAAGATTGTCTGTGGATTTGGATCGATTGCGAAGTCATAAGCTGTTTTTTCTAGTGCGCTAGCTGCGCGAATAGTACGTCCAGCGCGATTTAAGATTCCTTCGTCGAGTCCAGTAAAGACGACCAGTTCGCTCGGATCTATTGTAAGTCCATCGACAGCGTAACCGTCGATCTCCGTTCCGTTGCCGTTAGTAGTAACAGTTACGCGAAGAGGATCGATTCTTTCCATCGCCTGAATCCGACCTGTGTCCGCATAGCGTTGCATAACACGCGCGTAGCCATAACCATAGAACAGAATGTCTTCGGCTAACCATGACCAGAACGCAGAACCCGCAATTCTTGGATCTGGCTGATTTATAACTCTTGGCTGTTGCACTTTCTCGCCTGTTGCGATGTTGCGAGTGTGCATTCCGAAAGATCCGATAGAAGTGCAGATAATGTTACGCGCGCGAGCTAAAGCTGGAACGCCCATCGCTTCCGTACGAGTAGCGGTCTGATTACCCATGAAGTAATAGCCGCCGAGAGAGTTAAGAGTGTTTACAGGGTAAAGCGATTCCGCCGCGTCGATGCTGATAGAAGCTGGAGACGCAGCGTTAACCTTCGGAACGAATAGATCGAATAAGCCCATGTCGCAATTCTACGAGAGCGCGTTACCGCTATCCGACCATGATGTCAAGATCCGTCTGTGGGCGTGTCGCGTAGTGAGTGACTAGTGCAGTCGCAACCGTCGCGCAGACAGTCGACTGTGAAGCTCTCCGCCCGATAGTCCAGCCACCATCTCCGAACGGAAGTCGCGCAGCTGATAAGATCTGCTTGGAGAGTTCTGTCTGTTTCGGGTCGTGTCGTAATCTTTTCGATGTGATCGCTCCTAACAATTCGTCGCAAGCTTGGCCATACAGTGCGCCGTCGATGTCCGAGATCGGTATACCCGCTGGGACTAACCGCGCAGCTATAGCAGAAGCCGTTCTCTTAGAATAAGCCACTGTTTCGACTGGATACTGTTTGACATAGGGAGCGATGTCGTTCGCGATCGCTTTATCGTCAAGGTTTATCGGGTTATGCCAAGTGTGTAATAGCTTTACGAAGAACCGCTCGTCGTCGATTTGTTGGGCGGCCACTAATGCGGCATCGCGACGATTCGGACTTACGTCGATGCCCAGCCAAGTCGTCTTCTCTGGATCAAGCTCCAAGCCTTCTTCTCCACACTGATTCCACTCTTCGGCTGGAATAGCTGCCGAGATAGTAGCTACCCAGCGACAGAGAACTTCCGTCTTTACGACATCTGGCGGATCATTGAGAACGGCCCGAATGTTATCGATGTGGACTGTGTGGCCTAAAGCTGGATTCGCCATCGCCGCACCTTTCCAGAATGCGGGAGTGTCGTCGATCTTCTCGTAATTAGATGACCATTCATAGTAAGCGATGTCGTCGCCTTTAGCTGCGCTCATTCCGCGCTCGCGCAGCGCATTAAGAACTAGGCTGTGTTGGTCTCCTGCGTTACTGAGTGTCCAGAGCTGCGGATTCTTAGCCGCCATCATCGTGTAACGAAGCGATGCCCAAGTGGACTCGTCTTTTAGTTCGCGTGTCTCGTCCACGAATACGGTCTCGGGCTTGGAAATACCGCGAGCAGCTGAGCCGCCAGCTTTAACCATGTACCGTCCGCCGCCAAACTCGGATTTAAGCTCGATCTCTTCTGATCCATGTGCCCAGCGGATTCGCTTTACTTGTCTGGCCAGATGTTCGTTCTCTTCGATCATGTTAACGATGTCTCGAAATGTCTCCAGCGATGTCGTAAGTCGATGAGCTGTTCCGATCTGGAGTCCGTTCTCCCATAAGAAGAGACCAGCTAATGCCCTTACTTTCATGAGCGTAGTCTTACCCTGTTGTCTGGCTACGACGACGCAGACTAGGGGCGAATGCCATCTCCCATCTGGCTTCACGCGATGAGCTTCCATGGCGACGAACTTCTGCCAAGGTAGAAGCGGCAGCTTGATACTTTCGGCGAAGTCGATCAATTCTTGGCCGCGTGACGGTAGATCCACAAGTTTAGAGTGGATTCTGGGAGTCGGAGAGCCTAGATACAGTCCTGTAGTTCTCTCGGTAACCGATGTAGGGCTATCTGAGACCTTTTGAGCCGTCTCTGTACCTTTCGAGTCCTCTGCGTGGCTATTCATGCTTTATCGAGTCGTTTGGTGGTGAAAGAAGACCTCGGGAGA